TTCCATATGTTCTTTTTGGGTTCCATTTGCCGAACGTAGCTCGACATAATGTATCCAGGAGCGAATAGTACCATTAACATAGAGACGAGATACCGTGTTACCTTCTGGAAGAACGACTCTTGCTTGTTCTTTGGCAATTCCATTTTCGATTGCCCATTCATATGCTTGTTTTGCTGCATTGATAACTCCTTGTTGATAACCTTCCCATTGCTGTTGCAGTTCAACATCTGTAGTATCGATGCTATTTTGACGATTCTTCGTATCTTGAAGACGTGCATCACGAATTACAAAATCGTCATTAAGATCACGGATGTCAGCATACCGCTGAGAAAACTCTTGGAATGAAAACGATCTGTGTCTGAGGAGTTGCCTTGCAATGTCTCTGGTGGTTTCGACTTCGATACAGGCTGATGCCATTTCGAAGGGTGACCAGTGTTTGTGTTTGATGAGATAGTCGAGTAACTTTGTCGTTGTCTTGGTGTTAGCTTGGTTCGACGGGTTGGAGACACGGGCACAATAGGCGATAAGGTCTTGGATGTTATCAAGCCCCGCGAATGCAGGTTCTCCACTGTGGATACGACCGCCGGGTTGGCTATAGGATATGAGACGTGCATGCATTAAACTTTACCTTGACCTCGATATTTTTTAAACGAACGTTTTTTACCTTTGTTCATAGATGATGTTTTGATATTACGACGACCAATGGACGTCTTCTTTGCATTAGTAAAACCTTTAGCCATAATTTACTCCAATTTAAAATCTTCAAATCTTTTATTTACTTCCGACTTATCAAAAGCCGGAGTATCATCAACTAATCCAGCATCTGGATTGTCTACATCGAATAGTCTCATTTTAGATCTATCCACAGCTACAATAAACCGTTTATTTACATTTGGATCGTTGTATCTATTCTTTAATTGCTTTACCATAATCTGCCCATTTGCTGCTAGCTCGTCATTAGAAATTAAAGCAAACATTAAATCAGCGGTTGCCGGTAAGCCAAATGATTCTGAAGTATCTTCCAAACCAACATCTGAATTAGAATATCCAGAACGAGTTGTTTGAGTAGCTGATACAATAGGAACATCAAATTCTACAGCTAACCCACGAATCTCTTCAGCAATCGCTTTAATATAAGAATAAGAGTTAATAGCACCTCCCATACCTTTCATTCTTGCTGACGCGGAAATATTCAAATAGTCAATAAAAATAATTTCAGGAACAAAATTCTTTTTTAACTTGAGCTCATTTAATAAGCCTCTGAAATGATTAGCATGTGCTTGGCCAGTTGGATATTCTTTTATAATTAATTTCCCATTAGTACGAGCAGCAATAGTAGAAACTTTATTCAACAGCATTTCTTTTGATAATGATTCTAATTGATCGATTGGCACATCTAAAAGATTGGCATCTATGCGTTCAGCGATACGCTCTTCACTCATTTCTAATGTAATATAAAGTACGTTCTTACCTTGAGTTAATGCTGCTGCAGCTACATGACACATAAAGAGAGATTTACCAACACCAGTGCCAGCAAGAGCAATATTCAGGGTTTTATTGGGAAGACCGCCCTTTGTAATTTTATTAAAATATTCTAAATCAAATGGAAGACGTTCTTCTTTTTCATGGTAAAACTCATATCGACTATCAGCGTTTTCAATATAATCATGGCCAATGTTAGTGTCAAATGATACTGCCAAAGCTTTGGTAAGAATATCTGGTAAAGCATTCTTAGTTAAGCTTTGATGTTTACCATCAATAATACTAATGGATTCCATGATTGCATTATAAACAGCACGATCTTGGCACCATTTCTCAGTAGTATCTATAAGCCACTTATCATCAACTTTTTCATGACTAAATACATTTGGAATAATTTCTACGGCATGCTGGTATTGTTCGTCATTAAACTTATCTGATTGATCTACTTCAATCTTAAAAGATTCCATAGTTGGTAGACGATTATATTTTGCAACATATTTAGCTACTTCTTTAAATAGTTGTCGATAAACACCTTCAAAATATTCTGGTTTTACAAATGGTAAAACCTTGCGCATATATTTCTCATTTGTAAGAACATTGCGCAAGACTGTTTGTTCAATATTAATATTCATCCTTGAGCTTGACCTATAGCTGATTCTAATATAGATGATAATATCATACCTACGTGATTTTGTAAACCAATATCTTCAGTAGTTAAAGTATCATCTGGCGTAGAAACAATATCAAAATTAAAAGTCATACTGTCTATATCATCATTTACTTTTAAAGCTCCGAACTGAAAAACTGTTTCAATGTAATCACCTGTTTTGATTCTGACATTCCAATGTTCAGCATCCTCAATAGGGATCAACTCATAATCTATGTTTTCTTTCATCGCTGTCTAAACTCCACATTTCAGTAAAATCATTGGCAATAGGTATTTTGTGAGATGGATACCCATTGGTTTTTAAAAACTCATTAAAAGCTGGAGTTTTTGGATTTATATGTTCTGGCATCAAACGGGGAAATCCATATGTACTCCCATCCGGGGGATATATTACTTTATATTTTGTCATACTTCCTCAACAATTTCGTCCATGTCCACCAAGGATTGGTGTCCTATACTATATTGTTTATTTAGGAAAGTTTTAAAATCTGTTTCAGCAAATATTGGGTCCCAGAAAGACTTATCAAGAGTTGTATCGTACCGAACTTTTGCTCCAATTTCACCAGTATCCTGATCAACTGTAGCATACCAGCCATTGGAAGGCTTAGTAACATAACCGCCAGCAAGAGCACAATCGAGCAGCCCAGAGTAATTACGGACACCACCGTCCCAGGAAACAGTAATAGGAATCTTAGATTTTTCTTTAACATATCTGCTTTTCTCTACATTAATTACAAAATGATAACCTTGAATCTCAGTTCCCTTTTTATCTTGTTGCCGGCCAATAATCCAAATATTATCTGCTGAATAATAGATACCAGTACCGCCACCAACAACATCTTTAGGAAATAGACCAATCTCTTTATACGTATGATTGACGGCCAATAATGGTACATCTTTCATAGTTAAATATGGAGTAGTCATACGGAACAAGCCTTTGAGTGCTTTAGCCCGTGACATGTCGGCCACAGATTTTTCGTTCAAGGCATCTTCTAATTCTTTCTTTGATGCAAGGTTACCAATAGAGTCAATCACAATAATTACGCGATCACCGCGTTCAATTTCTTCTAATTGACCCACCAAATCAAACTTTAACTCTTCAACGTTTGCAATTGGTGTATGTAACACTCTTGCAGTATCAATACCAAATTGAGTAAAGTAAGATTGTGGTGAGCCAAACTCGGAATCATAAAATAGCATTACAGCATCTGGATATTTTTTCAAATAAGCAGCTGCCATCAATAATGCAAATGATGTTTTAAAATGTTTAGATGGTCCAGCAAGCACAGTCATTCCTGGTGTAAGTCCACCATCAACTGAACCAGATAGTGCTACATTAATCATTGGCACATCTGTTGGAACCATGTCTTTTTCTGTAAAGAACTTAGATTCAGATAAAACTTCGGTAGTTTTAATCTTACTGTTCTTTTTAAGTTTGTCCATAATTGACATTATTATTTTTCCTCATATGATATTTTGGGCTTTTCGAAATAAGAAAAATGCCTTTGATATTGATCTCTTCTATGTTTTTTAAATAGCGATTCGTCATAAATAAATGTTTTAAATTTATTCATAAAAGTAATATAAGCTAATGGCTCGCCACGTTTTAAAACATATTTAGCAGTAGGTACATTTCTTGGGAAAGCCATAAAGAATGTTATTGGAACTATTTCTTTTGTCTTGATTCCAATGTGGCCTGGAACAATTCTAAAATCATATATTTTTTCCCATAAACAATCTTGATAGAAAACGCGATTGCCAACTTCTGAAGAAAAAATTAGTGGTGTATGTGCTTTTATAATCCAAAAATTTTTATCTAATGTGCTCCCTTCAGTTTGGTTTGGAGCATGACCCGTGAAAGACATACAATCTAAATGCGATTTAAATCTTGGTCCATATTTTTCGTGAACTTCAATAAACAAATCACTAGGAGTTTTAAGTAAAACACTATGAGTAAATTGATTTAATACAGCAGGGCATCCTTTCATTGTACGGAAAGTTGTATGTTGATCTAGTCTCTTGTCGAATAATGCGTTCCAATTATTGGGTTGATAAAACCAATTCGTAAGTTTTTCATTTGAATTATTGCCAGGATGATGGCGCACTTCATCCACAAGGGTTGGCATGTTTTTAAACCATTTGGGAATTGGTTTAACATCCAAATAGTCGTCTAGTTGTAGAGACGTACCACTACCTCCTTGTGGCATCATCAGATCCACTGCAGGATCCCATTGATGATCCCAACCCCAACGGATATTTTCGGTTTTAGGTTTCTTACTAAGAAAACTTAACATTCTGCTCTCTTTCTCTTTCATCTAAATCATATTGAGATCTGTATCCATTATTAATTCTAATACATTCTCCAATGATTGTAAACCCCTTATCATAATTAAATAGTGCTGAAGTATCTTTTGGGAAACATGCTCCACCATAACCTTGTTTACCATCAAACCCTGGAACTTTAGTATGTGATTGACCAATGCGAGGATCTGAACCAATTGCACGAGAAATTTTATTAAAGTTTACACCTTCTTTTTGAGCTAAGTCATATAACTGATTAAAGAATGTAACTTTCATAGATAGGAAATTATTAATGCCATACTTAATTAGACTTGCTTCTTTATGGCTTACTTTAAATACTGGACATGGATTACACAAACTATAGTTTTCATATAGTTTTTCTACATAATCAATAGAAAAATTTGAACCGCCTAAAATATGGAAAGGAGGATTTACAAAATCTTCTTTTGCAGATTTTTCAGTTAAAAATTCTGGATTGTATACAATGTGATTTGCATCAGCATATAAATCAAAAAAATCTGGCGTAATAGTTGATTTGATAATAACAACCATTTTATCTTTTAATTTATTAACAACATCTCTTACTATAGAATAATTTACACGGCCATCATCGCCCATTGGTGTAGGTACACAAACAAAAGCTGCACTATATTTTGTTTGGTCAATTTCATCTATTGTTGTTCCATATTTTGGATCAATAATAGTCTTTTCAATGTCCGGATGTTGGAAACCATAATCCACAGCTTGTCCCACAAAACCATGACCAACGATTAAAATATTCATTTTGTTTTCTCCGTTTCAAAAACGCGTTTACGTAGATCAGATGTAGAAAATCTATGATCTCTTTTGTTGTAATAAATTTCAATATTGCGCTGTGAACAAATGTCACGTCCAGTAAATTTCATTGACTTATATTCTTGGCCAATAATACGTAAATCTAAATCAAACATTTGTAAAATATCTTTTAAATCTTCTTCAGTTTGATATGGAATAATTTCATCAACATATTTTACACTTTGCAATTGCATCCAACGCTCAACCAATGTTTGAACTGGCGCATTTTTTTCTGCTCTATCTATAGATGGATCTACCTGTAAAGCACAAATCAAATAATCACAATGATCTTTTGCTTCACGAAGCATTGCGCAATGGCCAGCGTGTAACAAATCAAATGTGGAAGCAGTTAAGCCGATAATTCTTTTAGAATTTTCCATGTATGTCTCCAATCTTTAACCTGATGGACATGGTTTCCAGATCTAGCGACTGCCAAGCCGAGTTCATAATCATTTCCGCCATATTCCATCTTATCTCCAAAGAAGTATATAGCCCCATCGTGAGTGATAAAATCTTTTAAAATTTGAGATTTGTCTAAACCCTTTAGAGTAATATCAATTCCAGTTTCTCCTGCCACTTGAAAATTAAGATCGGGATATTTCTCTCTCATTTTTTCAGCTATGATTTCTCTTTCATTTTTATGCTCATCCCATTGCACATATAGAAATCTATTTTCAAGACTACAGTTTCTTCCTACAACGCTAAAGTTGACTAACCCCGGACGTTCATCAAAATGGTCACCATTCTTTGCATGAAATCTGGAATCATTCGCTTCTATTGTTAGATCTTTTTTTACATTATCTGGCAATTGAAAGTAATTTGATCTAATATTTTTATCTTGTTTCCAAACATCATTACCAGAACAATTATATACTGTTTTAGCTAGATTGTAAATAACATCTCCCACTTGAGCCAAAGTTTTATCACGGTCAGATCCAGTTACAAGATACACATTATGGTGTGCTGAAAAGTTTTCAAACCACTTTTCAAAATGTTTATTCATTAATTGTCTAGATGGAGTTAATGTGCCATCTACATCGAAAATATAATGCATGGTTATTGATGTCCAATATCATATGGTGCTATTGGGATGTTGGGTTCAGGTTTTATATTACCCATATGTCCTACAGTCTCTCTTACAATATCATTATGATTAAACTCAGCCCAATATATTTCATATGCAACACCTGATTCGATACATTCAAATTGATGGTACAAACCTGGTTTTACTTTATGATATTCACCTATTTGAAGTTCGGTTACATCTACCAGATTATAGTCTTTTTGCCATGTACGAATAAGCATACGTCCAGACTCTACATAGAATCCATTCCATTTATAACGATGCATATGCTTAGAGCATACCCCACCTGCTTCCATTTCAATACGATGAAATTCTAAAGCGCAATTTGCTTCAATTAATTCAGTTGTTCCCCACACTTTACCTGCTTTCATAATTTATTCTCCGTTAATTTTCTAATACGAATATATGCATTGTTCAATTGCTCTTGTAAATCTAGAACATTCTGTTTTAAAATTTCAATAGTTTCTGCCTGAGATACGATAATCTTTCTATTCTTCTCAGCTTCCATTTCATCTGGTAACATTAGTTTTTCCTTTACAATAGTGGAAACAGTACATTATTATTAGCTACAATATAGTTAGGATCAAAAGTACAATCAAAAGCAATAGTAATTCTTGATCCGGACCAAGGTTTCGTATTTATTACTTGATGTTTATAATCTGGACCGGCCGGACCAATATAAATGTTTCCAACTTCATTCTTTATTTGAAATTTTGGAGTATCAACTGTTTGGTCATAAAATGAAGTGATAGTATGCTTTGGTTCTATAGTAACATAACCATGAATATCCCAATCATGTTGATGAGGCCCTAGATCAGTTCTAAGATCGCTATAAGTAGAATAATTTAACCAAGATTGAAACCACATTCTTTTGTCGTTTCCTACATAAGAACGTATTTCATTTCTAATTTCTTTAAATAAATCATACATATATTGATC